ATGACTGGGTTTCTCACCCTTTCAGCAGACCCAACTGCTAACCTACATGCAGCTACAAAGCAGTATGTTGATTCTGAAGTCCCAGACACAACTGACGATTTGACAGAGGGCAGCACTAATCTTTACTTTACTGATGCAAGAGCACAGTCAGCTGTAGACGACACAGACAGATCATTCACATCAGTTGAACTGAATAGCGTTGCACTACAGGTAGCAGCTACAGCAACATTGTCTGACACAAGCCAAACAGCAGTGTATGCATGGGCTAAAGCAGATTACAGAGCAGCAAAGTTTGTAGTAAAAGCAGCATACTCAACTCACACCGAGGTATCAGAAATACTAGTAACGCTAGACACATCAGACAACATTGCAATCACAGAATATGCAGTTGTCGGAACCAACGGAAGTCTTGGAGAAATCACAGCTGGTATTAATGGAACAGACGTTGAGATTCTTTATACTGCTGGAACAGCAACAACTACTGTAAAAGTATTTGGTACACTTATAGCATAGAAATTTATGGAGGTGGTAGCACTTGGCTACAAATAACAAAGACTTTAAGATCAAAAATGGTCTTATTGTCGAAGGTGCTACCGCTTCCGTAAATGGTAATAATGTTATTACAGAGGCATCGTCTATCGGAGATTTGTCTGATGTAGATCTTTCTGGAGCTTCTAATGGAGAAGTTTTAACCTATAGTTCTGGTAACTGGATTCCATCCGCAGTATCTGGCGGTGGCGGTGGTGGCGTAACAATATCAGACACAGCACCTGGATCACCAAGTTCTGGAGATATTTGGTACGATTCAGCAAACGGTAAATATTATTTATATTATAACGATGTTGATTCTTCGCAATGGATTGAGATAGCGTCGTATGGTGGTGTTGGTGCTAATCTACCTCAAAAGTTTACTATTACTGGTGAAAGATCCTCTGCTACTCCAACTGTTGGTCAGAACTATGCACTTGGTAATGGTTCAGCTATTACAGAAGCTCCTATGTCTTTTGCTGGACAGGTAACTCGTGTGTCTGTTTTTCTTGGCAGTTCTGCTACTGGAACTTTAACTGTTGAGTTAGTTAAGAACGGTACTGGTCAGGGTTCAAGTTATTATGCATCTAGAACTGGTGCTGGAGCTTCCGTAACCACTTTTGGAACGCCATTGTCTTTTGATGCTGGAGATAGCTTAAATGTTAGTGTTCAGTCAACTAGTGGAACTATTGATGCTTCTGCTGTTCAGATAGCTGGAACATTCTCATAGCCCTATCTGCTACACTTGTTTTATGAGAGTTGCGGTTTATACTATTGCTTTGAATGAAGAGCAGTTTATTGAACGTTGGTATGAATCAGCTAAAGATGCCGATTATCTTCTGATTGCTGATACTGGTAGTACAGATGATACTTTACTTACCGCTGCTAAATATGGCATAGAGGTTGCTTCCATTCTTGTTAGACCTTGGCGTTTTGATAATGCTCGCAATGCTGCTCTAGCATTGCTACCAGAAGATATTGACTATTGTATTGCACTCGATATGGATGAAGTGCTGTTGCCTGGTTGGAAAGAAAAGCTTGAACAAGCTCATAAAGAAGGAGCTACACGTCCACGGTATCAGTACACATGGTCTTGGAAAGATGAAGAAGAAACTATTCCTGGATTGCAGTATGGTGGAGATAAGATTCATTCTAGATTTGGATACCGCTGGAAGCATCCAGTTCACGAAGTATTAACTACAGACAGAATTGAAGAGAAACAAAGCTGGGTAGATTTAGAAATACATCACCATCCAGATCATTCTAAATCACGTGGACAATACATGCCACTATTAAAACTTGCTGTAGAAGAAGATCCATCAGATGATCGTAATACTCATTATTATGCTAGAGAGCTATTTTTTCATTATCAGTTAGATGAGGCTAAAAAAGAATTTATCAGACATCTGTCTTTGCCTAAAGCTACCTGGCCACCAGAGCGTTCTGCTTCTATGCGTTATATTGCTAAATGTAGCTACGGCAAGGAACGTGAAGAATGGTTTATAAAAGCAGTAAAAGAAACACCAAATAGAAGAGAGCCACTAGTTGATCTTGCAACGTATTGTTATGAAAACGGCATGTGGGAAGAATGCTTGGAGTATTCTGTTAAAGCTTTAGATATTACAGAAAAGCCTTTAGAGTATCTTTGCGAAGACGAGGCTTGGGGAGATCGTCCATATGATCTTGCAGCAATAGCGTCATATTCGCTGGGTAAATATGACGATGCTCTAAAATATGGATCTAAAGCAGTAGAGCTAAATCCAAATGATGAAAGACTAAAAAATAATATTGCATATTACGCTAACAAGACTATAAATAAATAGACATGTTATAATTGAGTTAGTCTTTGTTTGGAGGAATAATTTGGCTACCAGAATGCAACAGCGTAGAGCTACTGCTTCAGAATGGGATACAAACAATCCTGTTCTTGCTCTAGGTGAAATTGGTTTTGATACAACAAACAATACCATTAAAATTGGTAATGGTGAACTTGCTTGGTCAGATCTTCCAGCAATTAGTGGACCGCAGGGTCCAACTGGTCCAACAGGACCACAGGGTTTTCAGGGAGATCTTGGTCCAACAGGACCACAGGGAGTCCCTGGAGGTGACGTAACAGTAACTGGTCCTACAGGGCCAGCTGGAAATCAGGGGGATTTCTGGTTTAGTACTGAGGATGGAAGACTATACATGTATTATGAAGACGGTACTAGTTCTCAGTGGATTCAGGTAAACATTCTTCCACTATCATAGTGTATAATGTTGTTAGAAAGAGGATAAGCAGATGGCATTAGATTTTCCAAGTAGCCCAAGTAACGGTGACACATACAATGGGTATGTCTACAATTCTACCGTTGGTGCTTGGCAAATTATTGATACAACAGCTAAGATCGTAAATACTGATGACGATCCTGGTAACACAATCTATGTTGGTTCTGTTGATCCTGATGGAACTTATACATTGGCTGCTGGCGATGTATGGATTGAACCAGTTGCTTAGGGAGAGATATGGCTTATCAATTAGCTACAGCTAAAATTTGGAATGGAACTGCGTGGATTGACGCTGTAGGTGGACTACAGCCTGTCACTTCTGGTGGTGATTACGAAGATGAAGCAAACGGTTACTACTATAACGTCTTTACTCAAAACGGCACTTTGACTGTTTCGCGTGAAGTGAACTGTGAGATTTTGATGGTTGGCGGCGGCGGTGGCGGCGGTGGAGCTGGAGGGTCATCAGGCGGTGGCGGTGGAGCTGGTGGGCTTATTCTCACTACGGCAACATTGACGGCTGGTAGTTATTCGGTAGGTATTGGGACTGGTGCAAGTGCTGGGGCTAGTGGCGGTACAGCCACCCCTGGTGGCACTGGTGGTGACACTACTTTCAATGGTTTGACTGCTAAGGGTGGTGGCGGTGGCGGTGGAGAGGATGTTACCCGTTCTGGCACTACTGGCGCTTCTAGTGGTGGCGCTGGTGATAATGGTAACACACAGAATCCTGTTGCTCCTCTTGGTTTGCTTAGCGCCCCTGGAGATGATGTGTACGGGCGAGGCGAACAGGGCCATTATGGGGCTAGTTCAAATGGTGGTTCTAATACAAGCGGTGGCGGTGGCGGAGCTGGTAGCCCAGGAAAAATAGGTGGTGGACAGAGATGGCGGTTTGATGATGCCGATAATCTAGACTTTGGTCAACAAGGTTCTGGCGGTGAAGGTGTCCGTCTTGATTCTTGGGGTGCGGATTGCTCAGCTTTAGGTGTTCCTAACACTTTTGAAAGTGTTACTTGGACTGGTATTAGCGGTAGCGTAACAGCATATTTCATTGCTTCTGGAGGTTCTGGTGGCTACGACAATAACAGTGGTCGCATTCGCGCACCGTATGGAGGTGGGGCTTGGGGGGCTTATCAGGATGGCGATGCTCTTACTGCTTTAGACAACTCTGGTGGTGGCGGTGGTGGAGGCGCTCAGAACAACTTGGCTTCTGATGGAGCAGATGGCGTATGTATTGTGAGGTATAGAGTATGAGTTTCTTTGCCAAAATAGAAAACGGTATTGTCACTAATGTGACTACTGGCGCTACAGCCGAATGGGTTGCTGAAAACTTTGACGGCGAATGGGTAGAACACTCAGAGGACAGTAGTCGTAAGCACAGACCTAACGTTGGTATGTCTTATGATTCCGAGTTAGATCAGTTTATTTGGCCTAAGCCTTTTGAGTCTTGGGTTTTGAATGAGGAGACTCTTTATTGGGAGCCACCTATTGCCAAACCGCAAGATGGTCAGCATTATGACTGGAACGAAGACACTTTGTCTTGGGAACTCATCATTTCTGAGTCCTAATATGATAAAATAGACTATATGTCAATCCCTTCTAATCTTTATGCCGAAAAAGTTTTTGGCGAGCATCCCATAGGCTTATGGCCTTTTGATGAAGCTGTTGACTATATTCAACTTATACCAGCTGCAAATCGTGATATTTCTGATACAGATATTTATACTTTAGATGGATGCTCTGTGTCTGAATCTGAATCTGATGCTCCGATTGTTGGGGAAAATGTTTATCAAATTAATTCTTCTAGTTTAGAATATTCTATTACAGATCAAAATCCTTTAAGCTCATATGTTAATCCTGATTTAGAAAGTATTACTTTAGGCTTTTATTTTAATCCAGCATCATCTAATCTAAGGTCATTGGATATAGGATATGTTTATGGTGAAAGCGAAGAGGTTGCAGAAGTATCAGATATAGATTTTGAACTTAATCAGTGGTACTATGTTTCTAAAACATTACCTTTGCCAGAAACAGTTTCGCTTTCTATTCCATTTGCTGATTTTACTAATGATGAAGATCCGTCAGAAGGATTCACAGAAATTACATACAATGCACATGGACTAAGCGATGGCGACAAAATTAAGCTTAGCTCATCATATATAGTTCCAAATCTTATAAGCCAGTATCACATTTATTATGTAGTAAACGCTACAGAAAACACGTTTGAGGTAGAGGAGTCTATTGGCTCTGGCAGTATAGAGTTTTTCTATCAGTTTGGAAACCTGTTTATTACTCCAGTTTTAAAACTAAAGCCATTGATTAAATTCTATTCATATGAGGCCATAGCTACTACATCTTATATCTGCGGATTATCTGCTGGACAATGGTCTTCAGAGTTTATGGAAAACTCTTTTGGGGTATCTTCTACAGAATTATCTGGAATAAATGTTGACAATGAATATTATTATGTAGAGGGTGCTGCCTATGGGTTTCAAGATTTATCAGCATATTATTTAGTTAGAGAAAATAAACTTCTTGCAAAAAATACCAATATGCCAATCGTTTATGGTTCTTCTAATTTAACATCTTTGATTCCAGAAAGATTTGGTGGGCCATCAATGATCTTCCCTGGACTTGGATTCCTAAACGAAGATGGTAGGTATAAAACACATACGGTAGAGTTTTGGCTTAGAATTAGTCCAGATACTGATGAGCCAAAAAGAATTTTTGGTCCAATTAATTCTTCTGACGGATTATATGTTGACGGCCCTTTTATAACATTAAAGGTTGGAGAATCAGTACAATCTCACTACATCGGTGAATGGTATAGGCCAATGCTAATTAATCTTCTTACTTTTAGAAATGGCTCTTCGTTGATCATCAATGGTGAAAAGGTAATCGATTTAAGTTTTAATACATCAGAGCTAGATCTACCGTCTAAAACTAGTTTATCTGGAAAAGATCAAGACTGGCTTGGATTTTATTCTTATGAAGATATTTTTCAGTTTGAGATTGACTGTGTAGCAATATATTCTTATCGCGTTCCAACAGCTGTATCAAAAAGAAGATTTGTTTATGGTCAAGCAATTGATTTTCCATATTCAATAAGCTCAGCATATTCTGGAAAGTCATTCCCTGTTGATTATACTTTTGCAAATTATAACAATAACTATATTTATCCAGATATGGTTAAGTGGAGATCTGGGGTGTCTGAAAACATATCTTCAGAAAATAATGTTTTGCAGCCGCCAAAGTATTCATTGCCAAGTCTAGTATTTAACAATAAAACATCTGACGCATGGTATAGGGCATTAAAGTCTAATGCATATCAAGGTATTAGTCTCAAGCCAGATGACTCATGGATTGATACCGATGGCTACCTATTCTTTGATAGTCCTAATGTGCTTAATCAAAAAACTGCTGGATTCTATGGATTGTTTAGACCAGAGATAGGTATGACTGGTACTCAAAGTCTTTTTGTTCTTGAAAATAAAGTAACTGGTAATTATCTTGATGTTAGTCTTGCTACAAAAAGTATTGACATTGCATCAATTGATGGGACTGTTTTAACTTCTAATAGCCATGATTTACAAACATATGACGTAATACGTTTTGAAGGATCGCTACCATCAGAAATTATTGCTGGTATAGAGTATTATGTAACTAAGATTGATGATGACACGTTTAGTATTTCTAACATTAAAGATGGTGACGCAATATCTATATCTTCTATAGCTGAAGATTCTGTGGAGGGAATCTATCACGTAATACAATATAGCTTAACATTTAATTCTAATGAAGAGGTTATATATCAAACACCAGCTATAGCATTAGGAACAACAATCGTTGCTGGACTAAACTTCATAGAGTTTGCAAAATATTTCGGTGGCAATGTTTCAACATTGATTGGAAACAGAAGACAGCTAAAGCTGTATGTCGGTGGTAATAAAAACTTCTCTAACACTTTCTCTGGTAATATTTATAGGGTTGGCTTTTCTACATTAAGAAATATAGATAAGCTTGATTATCTTTTTTCTTCTAACGGAACACCATTTCTTAGATATCAGTTTGAAGGCGGATCAGATACATCATACGATGATGACGAGTTCACTGGTATAACAATCGATGCTGGATATACATATGAAGAATATGTTGATGACATTCTTTCGCATACAGCCAGTTACACATTAGTAGTTAAAAGCTTTTTTGGTGAAAGGTATTTAGACATAGCAACAAGCTCTTATTGGCAAGACTATGTTCCGCTAACATATTTGGCCAAAAATACTTTTGGATTAAATGAAGAGATTTCCTACAAGCTTGACTTTATCCAATATAATTCAGATACCACTGTACCTCTTTTCTTTGATGATGAAGACAATTATGATACCAGTAGCTCTTCGATTAAAACATATGTGACATTCCAAACTATTGCATCTGGACCAACAAAAACAGAAGAGCAATTTGTGAATACACAAAAGCTCGGAAGAAACAAGACTATTGTTCCTGGAGAAAATTGGCGTACTACAAAATATGAGGTTGTAAATCAATCTTTGATTTATTTGCCACAAGATATTGGTTTAGATGAGCTAGCAATGGTTGTGCATATGGATATGTCATCTAGTGGAATTATTAAAAATCCAATTAGGGTAAGATCAATGTCTTTGTCTGGAAAATCTTTTAATGCTAGCAAAAAGAATCCTATTGGAACAAAGCGTGGGGTATCGATGTATCCATACAATAGGTATGGTATTTACTATGATTACAATAAGCAAACCCCTTTTGTTATTTATAAAGATTCTACTCCACATCTATATTTGACTAAGCACAGCGGTATAGAGCTTGCTGGTGATTTTACAGACTCCAACAGGGGATTGTCTTTATTAATTAATGAAGAAAAAACAGCACAGTATAAGTTATCTACCATTCAGTTCTCTGCACGATTCACTAGAGACGATTTGGTTACCGAACCAGTAGAAATTATGCATTTAGAGACTAACTTTGCAACCGAAAGAATCAAGATATGGATAGAACCAGCTTATCCATCAAATAAAAGATTTAGAATATTTGCTACAAATAATAACGATGAGAGAATTAGATCTTTATACTTTTATGTCAACGGCAAGAGGGTTGCTGATCCAACAATATCAATTAATGATTGGAATATGATCTCTATTGGATTAGAAACATTGCTAGATCTAGACGGCATATCTGGAAAGCTTAATGTTGTTGGACCAATTATGGTTAATAATATTTCATATTATGCATTAAATAATCTACAACAGGCTCAACTAGAAGTTCTTTCAGCTACCGAATATGTGGGAATAGATCCAGAAGTAATATATGGAATTTTTACTGGAACTAATAAGGTTATTGTAGGAGACGACATTGCTTCTGGTCCTAAAAATATACAATATTCAGTTATAAACAACATTTCTGTACAGTCAGCTACCATTAAGCCAGTATAATGTGTTATAATTGAACCATGTCCAACCACAAAAAGAATCCAATTGGTAAAAGCAAAGCCACAATTATTGACAAGCAGTATGATTGGGGCATCTATGTGTGGAAAAAAGCTAATGGTAAATGGTTTACTGACGGAAATGGCAATATTTTAAATATTCCTTCACATAAAGGTGACATTTCTCAGCTAGCAAAGCTTCAGGCTGCAGCAGCACATTACGGAGAGCCAGATGGCAGTCCACATTTTTTTGCTGGACTAAACAGAGTTTCTGATGAAGAATACAGCGAACAGCTAAATAGAATGCAAGAGGGTCTTATTCCTAACCTTAACGACCTCGGTGCTGTACACGCAGCAAAGCAAACTATTAAGCAGTATGGTGATGAGGAATAATGGCTGAATACATTGTTGGTGCATCTATGCCAGAGATGCCACAAGAAGAAGACTTGTTTAAAGCACAAGATCCATTCAGTAAAGACTGGAATGATCTAAAAACATTCAGTGGCTTAGACACAAACTTTAAGCGTCGCACAAGCAGGGTAGCAAAGGTAGCATCAATGCCACCAAGCAATGGATATCTTGAGGCAGCGAAATCTACACCATCTGGCATTGAAGGCGCAAAGTCTAAAGAGATTAATCCTGGCGATGTTTTCCGTAATGGCTACGGAATGTTTGACGTTATTACACCACCTTGGAATCTCTATGAGCTTGCAAATTATTACGACACCTCTTTTGCAAACCACGCAGCTATTGATGCTAAGGTAGAAAACATTGTTGGGCTTGGATATGATTTTGAAACATCTAAGAGAACAATGCTACGTCTTGATGACAACTCAGATCAAGAAGCAACAGCCCGTGCTCGTAAAAGAATTGAAAGAGCAAAGGTAGAGCTAAGAGACTGGCTAGAAAACCTAAATGATGATGACTCATTTACACAAACACTAATTAAATTTTACACAGATGTACAAGCGACAGGAAACGGGTATTTAGAAATTGGTAGAACTATCAACGGAGAGATCGGCTATGTCGGCCACATCCCATCAACTACAATGCGTGTGCGCAGATTGCGTGACGGGTACGTACAGATAATTGGACAGAAGGTTGTTTACTTCAGAAACTTCGGGGCAAAGAACCCAAACCCAATGACAACAGATCCAAGACCAAACGAAATTCTTCACTATAAAGAATATTCACCACTAAACACATTCTATGGTGTTCCAGACATCATGTCAGCTATTACATCTTTGCAAGGAGATCAGCTAGCTTCACAATACAACATTGACTACTTTGGTAACAAAGCAGTGCCACGTTACATTGTTACTCTTAAGGGTGCAAAGCTGTCTTCAGACGCAGAAGATAAGCTATTTAGATTTCTTCAGACTAACCTTAAGGGGCAGTCACACCGAAGCCTATATATTCCACTCCCAGGAGATTCAGATGGCAACAAGGTTGAATTCAACATGGAGCCAATTGAGAATGGAGTTCAAGAAGCATCCTTCAAAGAATATCGTTTACAAAACAGGGATGACATTCTTATTGCCCACCAGGTTCCACTTTCTAAGATTGGTGGTGGCGACAGAACAGCTATTGCTGCAGCTCTCGCACAAGATCGTACATTCAAAGAGCAGGTGTCAAGACCAGCACAACGTAATCTGGAAAAGATGATCAATAGAATTATCAAAGAACGTACAGACATTATTGATTTTAAGTTTAACGAGCTTACGCTTACAGATGAGATTGCACAATCACAAATTATTGAACGTTATGTTAAAACACAAGTAATTACTCCTAACGAAGCAAGGCAGCAGCTTGGTCTTCCGCAGAGAACAGATGGTGACGCACCATTTCAGATGACATCTCGTCAGGCAACTGACATGAGAGCAAACACTGCTCAGAATAGAGCAAGGGATACAGAGCGATCAAACAATCAGGCAGATAGTCCTGGTACAGTAGATGGTCGTAATGCACAGGGTGAAGGTCCAGCAAGCCAATAATTACCTTTTTATAACAATTGCATAAAAGGGATGTATAATAGAGATAGTATGACTATGTTTAAAGCTCATTGGGATACAGAGGGCGACAGTGTTCGCCTCTCTATGCCGTTCAGTAAAGTTGATCAGGAGAGACGCATCGTCTCTGGTTTTGCTACCCTTGACAACGTAGATCGTCAAAATGACATTGTTACATCTGAAGCCAGCATGAAGGCTTTCTCTAAGTTCCGTGGTAACATTCGTGAAATGCACCAGCCATCAGCTGTTGGTAAAATGGTAGACTTTAAAGAAGAAAAATATTTTGACCCAGAAACAAAGAAATTCTATCAGGGAGTTTATGTTTCTGCATATGTTTCAAAGGGTGCACAAGATGCATGGGAAAAGGTTCTAGATGGAACCTATACAGGTTTCTCAATTGGCGGAAAGATGCTAAAATGGGATGATGGGTATGATTCAGAAATGGATAACAAGATTCGTGTTATTAAAGAGTACGACTTGATTGAGCTTTCTTTGGTCGATTCCCCAGCAAACCAGTTTGCTAGTATCATTTCTGTTGAAAAGGTGGATGGCGTTGATGTCGTAAAGGGTATTGACGAAGACACTGTTCTTGAGAATGTGTTCTGGGATTCACAATCAGACATTGTTATTCTTTCAGAAAGCGATGCTGAAGTCAGCCCTATTTCTGGCGAGGTAATGGAAAATATTGGATTCGTTGAGAAATCAGACAGTGAAAAAGCAGACATGGTAAAGTTCTTAGTTGATAGTGCTAAAGGCATTAACACTGAGATAACAAAGGAGGTAAGTCCTATGACTGACACAACAGAAGAAATCGTAGAGAAATCTGACGAAGTTGTTGAAGAGGTAGAGGTCGCTCCAGAGGCAGATGCCGAAACAGAGGTTGCCGAGACAGAGAAGGCAGATGCTGATGCAGATGTCATCAAGTCTGACGAGGTAGCTGAAGAAGCAGTTGATGTAGAAGCAGCTGTAGAAGTTGAGGCCGAAGCAGCCGATGAGGTTGTAGAGGTTGAAGAGGTATCTAAATCAGACACTACAGAAAATGTTGTTTCTGAAATTCAGAATACTATTACATCAGCCTTTAGCGATCTAGCAGAAACCGTAAAAGCTCTACACGAGCAGGTTGACGCACTAAAGAAATCAGTTGACTCAGTTAAAGCAGAAGTTGCTGAGACTCAGGAAAACATTGGAAAGCGTGTTGATGCCGTTGAGGCTGACACAGCTTTTCGCAAGTCTGGCGATCTAGGCGAGATCGTACAGGATGAGCCAGAAATGGTTCAAAAATCCCTATGGGGCGGTCGTTTCCTCAAAACTGCCGACTTATTTAATTAAGAAAAAATCACTTAGGAGGTGACAAATGTCGGAAGAGATTATCAAGAACTATCCAGATGGTGATGGCAACCCAACCGTAAACGGTGAAGGTGGCTTCGCTTCTGGTGGCATTGGTGGTGTAACTGATCCAGGTGCTAGCACCCTCGGAAACATCCCAACCGCCGAGTTTGGTCTAACAACAGGTCCAAACGCTGTAAACCCTTCAGGTGAGGCAGGTAGTGGTATCCTACGTCCTGAACAAGCACGTCGTTTTATCGACTACGTTTGGGATGGAACTGTTCTCGCCAAAGATGGTCGTCGCGTTACTATGCGAGCTAACACAATGGAACTTGAAAAAGTTAACGTTGGAGAGCGTGTAATTCGTGCCGCCAACCAGGCCGACGCAACATACACAAACGCTGGTGCTACATTCAGCAAGGTTGAGCTTACTACAAAGAAGATCCGCCTTGACTGGGAAGTTTCAGCTGAAGCACTCGAAGACAACATTGAGGGTGCTGCACTAGAGGATCACCTAGTTCGTCTCATGACAAATGCTTTTGCAAATGACATTGAAGATCTAGCTATTAATGGTGACGGTTCCACTGGTGACTTCCTTTCCATCTTGGAAGGTTTTGTCAACAGAGTAACCACCAACGGTGACGCACACGAGCACGTTGCAACTGTTACTGACAATGCATTTACCCCAGAAGTTCTTCAGGGTGTAATCAACTCATTGCCACGTAAGTACCGTGCACTCAAGAGTGGTCTAAAGTTCTATGCAGGTACAGATGCCTTCGCTGGTATCGTAAAGGCTAACGGAACTGACAGCCAGAACATCTGGACTGAGCAGTACCGTAACTCCTACCTTGCTGGTACTGACCAGGTCATCGGTGAGGCTCGTACCACACGTGTCCTCGGTATTCCTGTCATGGAGGTTCCATACTACCCAGATGGTTATGTTGACCTCACATTCCCAAGCAACCGTGTTTGGGGCTTCCAGCGCGACATCACTGTAAACCGTGAATACGTTGCTAAGAAGGACACCATTGAATACACCGTATTCGTACGTTTCGGTATTCAGTGGGAAGAGGAAGACGCTGTTGCATTCGTTGATGCAGCTGCTGACAGCTAAATCTAACTAAATAACCCGATTAGGGGGCAGGGGGAAACCTCTGCCCCCTTTTCTAATTAACTGATATAATTGACTAGGAGGAAAAAATGTCTAAGAATCCAATTCCTAAAAACTTTCAAAAACATACGGAAGCAGTTAAACAAATAAATGATGGAGTAATTGGTACAGGCAATTTGATCCCAGTAGTAAAAGAAAAAAATAAAAAAGAAAAAGTTAAAAAAGAATATAATATGGTAGCTATATTTTCTAGTAAAAATGTTAGCTGGGAAGGTGTTGGTTCTGTTCATAAAGGATACAACATAGTGCCAAGAGAGAGCGTAGAGAAGTGGCTTTCTCGTGATCATGTCAGAGAGGCTACTCCTAAAGAAATAGCCGAGGAGTATGGTTTATAACATGGAGATCTTAAGAGTACCTTCGTTAGCAACAACTGCTACCGTTACTGGTCTTTCAGCTTCTACAGAATACGACTATTCTGTTCTTGATGATGTTGACCACTCTGTTACCGAGGGTACTGCTACCACAGACTCTAGTGGTAAGCTAACTATTACCCTTCCTTCAGAATATGATAATTCTTATACCGTCACAGTTGACGGAGACGAGCATTATTTTACTGTTGTTAGACCATACGTAGATCCTACAACTAAGGCAACTACAGCTTCTGATATTGCTGAATACCGTGGCTATGAAGAGCTTGCTAGAGCAATCATCGATTCCATTGTGACTGAAGGTTTCTATTATCAGAAAAAGTTTATTGAAACTGTTGGTTTGGGTGCTGACTATATCCCTGTTTGGCAGAAGGCTAAAAAAGTATTAAAGCTCTATGAAAACAATGTATTGCTTTATGATGCAGCTAATCCAGAAGATTATATGACATCGTATTCATTGACTAGCGACAAAACAGCTATTGTTGAGGACACAGATGATCTTGTAAATAGGCTGGAGGGTGCACCTAATATTCTTCCAGCTGGTGGCTCTGATATTTTAGACACCAAGTACTCATACCGTGGATTCCCAAAGACATTTGACTACAGGATTCTTATTACCCATGGGTATACAAGTATCCCACAAGACATTGTGAGGGCAGCAGAGCTACTTGTAGACGACATCTCTTGCGGTAAGCTTGACTATTTCCAAAGATACATTACATCTTATAACACTGATCAGTTCAAGGTTCAGATGGCTCAGGAAGCACTTTCTGGAACTGGTAATTTGATTGTAGATAAGATTCTCTCTAAGTATGCGAGGTTTTACGGAACTCCAGGAGTGTTGTAATGAATTGTGACACCAAAGACTTCCGCTTCCCAATGACAGCAGAGATCTACTATCCAATCATAGATCAAAGCCCATATGGAAATGTTTTAAAATCATGGACATTTGATAGAGTCATTGTTGGCAACTTTGTTTATGCTGGGGCAGAAGAAAAAGAAGAGCTAACTATTAATATTAATATAACTACTGATTCTATTCTTTCTGCACGTATAAAAGAAGATGTTAGAGTAAGCTCATTTGATGAAAATTTTGCTATTAGTAACATCGTAATCACTAATATTCGTGATAGAGAATGCAACGAAATTTATAAAGAGTTTGGTGGGCCACGAGATGGTCTTTCAACATTGTTTGAGGTAGCAACACAAAGACCTTTCGTTGGTCCTTTTGGTAAGGTTGAATACTATAACCTGATTCTAAAAAAGTCAGAGAATCAGGAGTTTGACGTATGATCTCCGTAACATTTGACAGAAAAGGAATATTTGCAAAGCAAATGGATAACCTTGTCAAATATTCTATTGGTTTTGTTGAAGGGGCTAACGCTGGGAAAAAACTTTTTTTTGCAACTTTTGGTGAAAAGGTCACAGAAGTTCTTGAAGAGTTTATTGACTCTGTAGCTAGACAAGAGCCAGAAGCATTACATCACGTCTACGAATGGTATGAGACTGGAAATCCTGGGGCAAGGTTGTTTGATATTCGATATACTGTAAGTAACCTTGGACTATCTTTGAATTCTACATTTAGACAGTCTACTTCTATAAAAAACGGATCTAAGGTTCCATTCTACAATAAGGCAGCGTTGATGGAAAATGGAATATCTATAACAGTTAGTCCAAAAGAGTCTGACGTT